ATGGCTGCAATTTTTCTCGCCGCCGGCCAGTCCTTATCCCATCGATCCACTGACAGCGCCCACGCCAGATACGGTAGCAAATCAACCGGGCAGGCGGTCGGCGTCCAGAGCGTGCGAAGGGCTACCGTAATAGCTGACAGTCTGGCTGCTGCTCCTTCAGCGCTGCGCATCCATCCCGTTGACGAGGGAGGGAGAAGGGAGCTATTCATCTGTCCCGCCATTGTCCACGGTGTAGCCGGTATTGCGTGCCGCCTGGGTGTTATCGATCTGAAGGTCGGCGGCCGGTGTGTTAATCACCACGCGCTGCACGCCCTGAACATGCAGGGCAGCCGAAATAGCGGATCGCACAATATCGCGGCCAATTTTCTTATCGTTATCCGCAAGAAACGCCTGGAGTGATGCCATCGCTGCGTTAATAATCGGCTCCGACTCCGGGCCGGGATACAGGTAAAGCGTGGCGTCAATCGTGTACGGTATGATCTCTGCACTTTGTACTGTCACCCTGTCGCCCAGGGGGCGCACCTCTTCGTCATTGACGGCGGCAGCAACAGCGGCCAGGAGTGCCGCCGACGCAGTGCCATCGCCTTCTGTAGACAATACCGCGACCACCACTTCCGCCGGTGACGGGCTGGTTGCCCGAGCGTCAGAGACCTGGCCGCTGGCGCTGCGCGCAAAATACTCATACGCCGCCGACGGCCCGGCAACGCTCATCCCCTCAAATGCAGCCTGCGCGCGCAGGCGCAGGGCCTCATCGCTTTCCGTGACCGCGTCTGCGGTGTCGGTGGCTTCGGTGATAACCAGGCGTTCCGTGTCCAGGTTGGCGGCGATATTGTCCAGGTCATCGCCGGTCGCATGACTGAGCATGCAGGCTGCTGCACCCTCATTGATGCGCTGGCGCAGCAGTAGTTCACGGTACGCCATCGCCTGAGCTATGATGGTGAGCGGCTCAGATTCCAGCGTCAGTGCCGCCGCAACTGATGCCTGCTGATCCTCCGGAAAAGCTGCTACCATCACCGCTTTTACGTCGGTAAGAATGGTTTCGAAGTCCAGCGCCTCGATAATGGTCGGCACGGGTAGCTGTGACAGGTCAATTGTCGGCATCGGTATTACCCCTTAACGTCACCGCGCGGGTGCTTTTTTCCATAGTCTCGGTCAGCATGCCGGATAGCTCGGCAGTCACGACGCCACTATCGGAGTACGTTACATTGATGGTATCGAGCACAATTCGCGGCTCCCATGCCGCCAGCGCAATCACCGCCGCGCTCATCAGTTGCAGGCGGGTGACATCGTTTTGCGGGCTGTCGATAAGGTCAGGGCACAGCGAACCGTAGTTGCGGCGCATCAGGCGACTGCCGACCGGCGTCAGCAGAATGTCGTTAACCGACTGCCACACATGATCCTCGTCGGTCAGGGTGCCGGTACCTGCGGCATTCATCCCGCGATAGCGCTCTGTCATCGCGTGCCCTCCGTCCAGCTTCCGCCACGCTCGACGGCGCCGTGATCGTGGTCATCCACCTGTACACCGTTAGAGGTGAGCGCCCCATCGGTGTGAGTGATATCACCGCGCATCTCACCGCCTTCGGTGACGTTCAGACTTTTAGTGGTCAGCAGGTTGGTGCACTCCACCTCCGGCGTGTCCAGCGTGATTTTGACTGATGCCTCAACCACGGCAGATTTAATCCCCTTCACCTGCAACGCGCCCGCCTCCGCGTCATAACAAAACATCGCACCGTCCGGCGCTGTCACTATCATCTCGTTACGTGATACGCCCGGCGCCGGATTGTCGTCGCTGTACAGACTGCCGCCGATGAATGCGACGTCGGTATTACCACCCAGACACAGGAACCAGACCTGCTCGCCGATGGATGGTGGCACCCAGACCTTAAACGCCCCTGCCCGCTGCGCCGTCCAGCGCAGCCAGGTGGTTTCCAGTCCGCCGCTCTGCACGCGTACGCGCCAGTTTTTCTCGTCAATCTCCGTCACCGTGCCAGTGCGCGCAATGTTCTCCAGCAGGCGAAGCAGTTCAACAATTCCCATCAGCGTACCCCCAGCGAGTCAATCACCTGGCGGGCTATCGCCATGCGGTCGGCCTTGCTCAGGCCCAGCAGCTCACGGCGGGGATAGGTTGCCATTGCGCCGCTGTCGTTGATTTTGTCGCGCAGGCCAAGCTGATGGACGCGGGCGATGCGCGCAGCCACACCGGAATACCCCACCTCTGCACCGTCAGCGGTGGCGCGGGTTTTCAGAAAACGCGCGGTACGTAAACGCCGGAACATCGGATCGGCTTTAGTGGTATTGCGGCGCGTCTCGTTAAAGTTGATATCGAGATACCGCTCAATGTCTTCGCGATAGAAGGAGCGAACTGCGCCACGCTCCTCATCAAAGCCGGTCAGCATGCGACCGCGATGACCACGAACGGCCCGCCAGTTACGCAGGCGACGGTTTTCACCCTGCCAGACAAAGCCGATCCCTGCCTGTGAACGCAACACACGACGACGTCGGGACGGGAACTTTGAGCCATCCGGTGCTTCCTGCCTGCCGATGCGCTGGCTCTGGCTCCGGCGCAGCATCGTCCCGACGCTGCGTGCGGTACGCTGGCGACCTGCCGGAGACATGCCCGACAGAATGGCCGCAAATACTGCATCAAGCTGACTGAACAGCGCATCATCATGACTCATGTCAGCGATCCCCCTGACTCCGGATCAAAGACCGTCTCCCACTCGCCACCGTTGAAGCGCGGGCGGGACTCGGCGAGGTGCTCCGCCCTCGGCGTGCCGAATGCGTCATTTGTCACTATGACGCGCTCCCAGACCGGCACCTTAAACAGAATGTCGGCGACGTCGTCATTGACGATATCGGCGTCAAATTCCACCTTGCGGTTATTGTCGGGATTCAGCAGCAGATCCGGCTGTTGCTGCCACACCCACGCCAGCAGCGGCAGCATGAGATCATCCACCTGGCTGGGAAAGTCCATCGCCAGCACCTGAATGGTGTAGTGATACATGAATGACGCTTCGCCGGTCGCTTCGATCTGGATGTGCCCTTTCTCCACCCAGACCGTGATTTGTTCCGGGTTGGCTTTGCACCAGGTGTTGCCAGCGATAAGCGCAGCGCGCAGCAGTTCGGCTTTTTTCATTTTATCCCCCTGGCTATACGCCGTAGTTCCAGCTCACGAATGCCCGCCTTATCGGCGTTGCAGGTATCCAGCGCGTCAAGTAATGAATCTGTCCAGACGGCAAGCCCGCCCCACGTCATCGGCCTGACCGGTGGTGGCGGAACGTCAGTTTTTGCCGTCAGGCTTTCCGGTAAAGGCTCCTGAATAATCTGCGGCGCTGACTTCTTCGGCTCGCTGGTACAGGCTGTCAGCGCCAGCAACAGGCACAGGAGCAACGGCGCAGTCGTTACCGGCCAGTGCAGTTTTGATGTTTTCACGTCGGTGTTCTCCTGTTGCGCTTCGCTGCTGACTGAGTGCTTTTAGCCCGGCCTCTACCTGGCTGACGTCCTGGCGTAGCGCCCTGACCTCGGCCAGTACATCGCCGGTTTGATTCAGTTTTAGCGTGGTATCAGCCAGAGTTTTTTCGGCTGCCTGGCGTTTATTTGTCTCACCGTTAAATCCGATACAGACCGTAATAAACAAGACCAGAAGCACCGCGAATGCGACTATCAATCCTTTCATTTCGCCCCCTTGAGGGCGGGATCAGACAGACACCAGGCTTTGAAGTCTTCCCTACGGTTAACCAGTCCCTGCGAGCGTTTCCCGGCGGAGTTCACAAAGTCCGTCAACCGTTCGCATACGCCCTTCCAGTTACCGGCCTGCGCGTGGCGCCAGAGGGTGGTTCGCACCTTCTGGCCTTTGGCGTTGGTGTACCAGCCCAGTCCGGTGCAACCGACGTTAAGCGTGCCATCGGTCATGCTCTCAAAGACTTTTTGTGGCGCGGAAGCCCCTTTAAATTCACGGTTAACGCATTTCTCGGCGCGCAAAAGATCGTTAAACCAGCGTTCGGCAATCTCGCCCTCGGCGTATTCACGGTTCTCCACCTTTGAGGTGGAGCCGATGCCCACTGTCAGCACGCCCGCCGGACAGTAGTACGGGGTTTTGCGACAGTCCTCATACTTCGCCATCTTTAGCTGTGCTTCCGGGCTGGTTCGCAGCGCCTGCGGCCACAGCGTGGCGGCCAGCGAGATGATCGCGGCGGTTGAGCAGGCAATAATGCGTTTTTTCATCGCGGCGCCTCCCGGATGGTGCGGATCAGCTCTTTAACGTCCTGGCGGTTCTCGGTGTCGTCGCGAATCGCGTCGATCAGTTCGTTCAGCAGCGTGTTATTGGTTTCGTGAATGCGCGCCATGCGGCGGCGATGCAACTCACCCAGCGCGGCGGCAGCGATACCAATCAGGATGCCAATAGCGGTCAGCCAGTCCTTTTGCGTCATGACACCGACGCCCGTCAGCAATGTTGACCAGGAGTACGTCACGCCATTCCAGATACGATTAATCAGCTCCATAGCTGTACGGTCTCCTTCGTCGCCGTGGCGCTGATTTCTGGTAACTCCACCACCTGCCCTGCCTCAAGGAAGATCTGACCGGCCAGCGCTTTGTTAGCAGCAAGCACGATCTCGGTTACGCCCTGAGTAGTGCCGTAATGACGCTGGCACAGCAAATCCACGGTATCGCCCTGCAATGCCTGAACTTTCATCAGAACGCCTCCGCAGTGTTGCGCACAGTGCCGCGAATATCGGAGATCGCCCAGCGTGCATCGCGCCACATATCATCGGCTTGCGACGCCAGCGCAACGGCGCGTTTTTCACCAGCATCGCCGGTGGTGTCCACGTCCCGGTTCGTGCCGAGAATGTGCGCGCGAGCAATGCTGAATACCGCCCGCCTGAAACGGTGCACCTTCACACTTTCTCCGTTCACCTCGACCGCCGGCACATCAGCCAGTCGGGTATACCCCGCCGCCAGCTGGATGGACTGCCAGTCAGCCAGTTGATCGAGGGTGTGGGATACACCTTCGATAACGGCTTGTTTGAGGCGCGAAGTCGTCACCGCGCCATTGATGCGCATCTCCATGCGCACATCGCTCAGGGCGATTTCCGGCCAGAACGTTCCGGCAGTGACTTTCTCGCCACCATCGTCAGTGTCTGGTACATCCTCCGAAGAGGGGATAACAGTGCGACCGGCTACAAGGCTCATCGCGTCATCTCCTGAATGGGTGGCGGTGAGCGGACGGAGAAAAGCAAACGCCATGCGTTGCAGATCTCCGCCCGCGCCGCCAGCGCACGGGGCGCAAGTCGGTTATTTTTTGGCGGCAGGCGTTTTTTTCGCTGTTGTTTTGCGCGCTGCCGTCTTACGGGTTGGGCTTTTGCGGGTGGTTTTCGTTGCTGCGGCGCTGGCCACTGCCGCCGGTTCTGACGGTGCTGCAGCTTCGCCTGCACCCGCACTGTCCGCTGTGCTGTCTCCGCCAGCATCGCCAGCGCCATCGGAACCATCGGTACTATCAGCCCCGTCGGCACCTGTCTGTGCGGCGGCTTTTTTCACCACGCGAGCCAGCCGGTCGATCTCTTTTTTCACCCCGGCGCCCGCATCGAGCGTCAGTGCCTGGCGCAGTAACTCCAGCGCGGTCGCCTGCTCTTCAGTTGTGCCATTACGCAGCGCAAAGGCGCGTACTTTGCAGAGCTTGGCGCGAACCACGTCGGGCATATCACTGTCGGCGGTAAACTCCGCAACCTCATCGAGCACCGCCAGATACGGCGTGACGTCGGTGGTATCGTCCGCCTTGACCTGCACCAGAATCGGATCGCAAATCTCATCAACCAGAACGGTTGCGGCGGTACGATTGAAGCGGTCAGGCATCAGCAGGCCATGCACGACGACATAGCGGCCAATACGGGCGGCCAGCACGTAATCACCGGCATCAATCGCCCAGACCATCAGGGTGACAATCACCTCATCCTGTCGGCCGCTGTCGCCGTCGAGCGTGCCTTCGATCCAGCCCTCGTAATGCGGCAGCAACTGCCGTTTCATGGCCGCTTTCGCCTGGTCAGACTGCACTCGCTTCAATGCACTCTGATCCATGCGCAGCCGGTGCATGATCTGCTCGTGCGCCGTCCGCGCGGTATCGGACTGCTCGTCGGTTTTGCCATGACGCTCGGCCATGACCTTCTGAAAATGTTTTTGTGCCGGTGTCAGCATTATCTCTTCCCCGAATAACGGCGGGCCGCAGCCCGCCCTGTGCACGGTTACTCGCCGCCTTCTGCTTTTTCAGCGAAGGTGATGCCGTCGATAAAGGCCACCGCGCCGTAATCCTCAACAATGAAGTCATCGTTCGAGGACTGGTAAGTTGCCACGCGGTTGTATTCCGGCTCCTCTTTGATCGTCCGGCGCAGACCGCCGCGCTGGTAGTAGATCGAGAGGTTTTTAAACGGCGTGATGAGAATGGCGTTACCCGGCATGTAAGGCGCGATAAAGGTCGGCATGTTGCCTACGCGCTCCTGCGCCACAATCAGCTGACCGGCCAGCATTTCGGTGTTCGGGTTGGTCTGACTCATGGCGTTGATGGTCGGGAAATTGCTGGTTGTCAGCAGATCGCCGGACAAAATCACCACGTTGTCAGGGTTGCGCTTGTGCCATTCATCCATAAGGCTGTTTTTGGCGTCATAGACCGCCGCCGCTACGTTACCGTAGGTGCCCTGCGCGACAATGGCGTTGTTCTGGTCACGCGAGGTGATCGTCACGCCGGTAATGCGTCGGTGTGCAGCTTCATTACGAATTTTTTGCAGCCAGCCGATGCCGCAATCCTGCAACAGCGGATTCGCTGCGCGGTCTGACGGGTCGGCGTAGCTGGTACCGTTAAAGCCGATCATGATGCGGTCAAGCGACATCTGACGGGCCATCGCCGAGCTGATAAGCGGCTGGAAGTTCGGCTGATGCGCCCACGCATCCATTTGCGCGTAGCTGACGGCGTAGTCGTAGTTGGTTTTACGGCACAGATAGTTGTACGGATCCATCTTGTCGTTAGCGCCGGGATTGCGGCGGTTGGTGGTGCTGTTGTTGACGCCCGCCAGCGGGCCTTTGCTGCCGATCAGGATTTTCTGGCCGATCTGCTCTTCCACGCCAAAGACGTTAATCAGCTTCAGAAAGGCATCATCCTGCTGCGCGGCAGCTTCAAGACGCTGCTGTACGGTCGGGTCAACGCTGAACTGTGCCGCAACGGCGGCGGCGCTGACGCCGTTAAGCTGTGCCTGGCGGGCAACGTAGCTGTCAAACAGCTTACGGGTAGGGTTTCTCATGTGCGGGATCTCTCGTTATGGATATCAGTAGTCAGCGAGCTGCGCGTTATCGCCACCGCCGGCCGCCGGGCGCTGGCTGAAATTGCCATCCGTCCCTTCAAGCTGCTGGCGCAGTGCGGCCAGGTCAGTGGTCAGTTTCTGGATGGTGGCCTTGTCCTGCTGGCGTTCCTGTTCGGCAGTGCTGAATTGCTCGCCAAGATCAACCTGGGACTGCGCCACCGCTTCAACGGCCTGATGTACCTGGCTGAAGCGCTGATCGTCGGTTTTCTGCCCCTTGCCGAGAATTCCCATCACGCGGGAAAACCACTCTTTCCCGGAGTCATTGCGGCTCTGGTTTTCCTGTACCAGTTCCGCTTCAAAAGAGGGAGTGAACATCGTGACTTCTGCATCCTGCGAACTGAAACGCATAATCTCTGCGCGCTTTTCAGCGGTGAACTTCAGCTTGTCGGTTCCCAGGCTTGCCGGGGTATCGGTCATTGCCAGCCCCATGAGGTACGGGCCTTTCGTCAGTGGGAAGCTGGGGTGCATTTCAATACTGGAGTAGACCTTTTTGCCATCAGCAATCATGTCCTTCATGCGCTGAGCGGGTTCGATCTCCGCGAAAAGGTGTGCCTCACCAGCCAGCGGGCCTTCGTTGATATCCTCAGCGGACAGAGCAACAACATCCCCCATGGCGCTGAACACACTGTCAGGGAACGGAGAAAGATAGTGCTCAATATTGACACGCGCCCCATAGACTGCCGGGTTATACGCTGCCGCCATCGCATGAAGCTGGGCGCGGGTGACATTGCGGCCATCGACCGTTGTTCCGGACGTCATGACCTTGAATTTCTTGCGGGTGGTTGCCTGATTAGCCATGTTCTTTTGCTCATCTGGTTGAGTTCCCGGTGATGATGGCAGGGGCTGGCGTACACGCTCAACGCGTTGTTGTTGTGAGGGTAGTGCCACAACCAAAAGCGGGCGAAAGGGCACGCGCGCGCGGGTTAATCTCCCCGGCAGGAAGCGAGGAGGACAAATGACGATTGAAGAAGCATTCATCATGCACCGGGCGCGGCAGCTCTACTGGCAGGGATACCCGCCAGCGGAGATCGCACGCCTGATGGGTATCAATCAGAACACGGTTTACTCATGGAAAAAGCGTGACGAGTGGGACAACACGCCGCCTGTGCAGCGAGTGACAACGTCCATTGACGCCCGGCTCGTCCAGCTCACCGGCAAGGACAAAAAGACCGGCGGCGACTTCAAGGAAATTGACCTCCTCACGCGTCAGCTGAAGAAGCTGGATAACGGAACGCCAGCGACGCAACCGAAGAAAAAGATCCGCAAGAAGCAAAACTTCTTTTCAGAAACGCAGATCGCCGCACTGCGCGCCAACATCATCGACTCGCTGCACTGGCATCAGCAGGGCTGGTTTGAAAACCATCACCACCGTAACCGCGCTATCCTGAAAAGCCGTCAGATTGGTGCGACCTGGTATTTTGCCCGCGAGGCGCTGTTGCGTGCCCTGTCTGATGAGGTGAAGTACAAACATCAGCGTAACCAGATCTTTTTATCAGCGAGCCGTCGTCAGGCGTACCAGTTCCGCAGCTTCATTCGTTCGGCGGCGGAGGAGGTGGACGTCGAACTGAAAGGCGGCGACATGATCCAGCTGTTTAACGGTGCAGAGCTTCACTTTCTCGGTACGTCTGCTGCTACCGCACAGTCATATACCGGCAACCTGTACTTTGATGAGTTTTTCTGGGTCGGGCAGTTTGCCAACCTGAAGAAAGTGGCCGGCGCGATGGCGACCCTGAAGGGGCTGACGCGCACCTACTTCTCGACGCCGTCAGCGGAGAGTCACGAAGCGTACCCCTTCTGGTCGGGTGAGGCCTTCAACAAAGGTCGCAGCCACGGTAAGCGCGTGGAGTTCGACACGTCCTGGAAGACGCTGAACAGCGGGTTGATGTGCCCGGACAAAATCTGGCGCCAGATTGTCACGTTACAGGATGCTGTCGATCACGGCTGGGATCTCACTGATATTGATGAAATTCGCGAGGAGAACAGCCCGGAAGAGTACGACAACCTCTACGCCTGTACCTTCATCAAGAACGGCGAGACGGCCTTTGACTACAACATGTTGCTGAGCTGCGGCGCGGACGGCTATGACGAGTGGCCGGACTGGAAGCCCTACGCCATGCGGCCAATGGCCGATCGCCCTGTGTGGATTGGGTACGACCCCAACGGTGCCAGCGGCAAAGGTGACAGCGGCGCCATTTCTGTGAATGCGGCGCCACTGATCTCCGGCGGTAAGTTCCGCACCATTGAGACAATGCGTATACGCGGCATGGAGTTTGAGGCGCAGGCCGCCATGATTATCAACATGCTCACGCGCTACAACGTGCAGCACATTGGAATTGACGGCAGCGGTATTGGCGAGGCGGTTTACCAGCTCGTGAAGAAGCGCTTTCCGGCGGCGGTATGCTACCAGTTCTCCCCAGCCAGCAAGCGCATGCTGGTACTTAAAATGCTGCAACTGGTTCGCGCCGGTCGCTGGGAATATGACCGGGGCGAGTATGACCTGATCACCGCCTTCAGTGCCGTGCGTAAGGTGGTCACGCCGGGTGGTGTTATCACCTATGACACCGACCGTGCACGTGGCGTGAGTCACGGCGATCTCGCCTGGGCGACCATGCTCGCCACCATTAACGAGCCGCTGGGTCAGGAAGGCGGCAATACTATGACTGTTATGGAGTACTGATGAGCAGACGAAAATCCCCGCGCGGCCGACAGAATGCCAGGCAGCAAGCGGATCTCGCCGACGCGCTGAAATCGGCCCCCGGCCTGAGCGCTTTTACGTTTGACGGCCCGTGGCCTGTTACCGGTGCTCATGACCTGCTGGATAACATGTACTGTGCCAACAATGGCCGGTACTACGAGACGCCGATCAGCTGGTATGGACTGGCCCGGCAGTTCGGTTATGCGAGCTGGCATCAGTCGGCGCTGTTCTTCAAGCGTAACGTGCTGGCCGGGTGCTTTATCCCGCACAAACTGCTATCGCGCCAGGCGTTCAGTGCCTTTGCACTTGACTGGTTTGTGTTCGGCAATGCGTATCTTGAGATGCGCCGCAACCGCCTGCATGGGCCAATGGGCTTTCGTAACTCGCTGGCGAAGTACACCCGTCGAGGTTCCGACCTCGACACATACTGGTTTATTCAGTCCGGCCTTGATGATCACCAGTTCGAAACCGGTTCGGTGTGCCATGTGATCAACCCGGATATTCACCAGGAGATCTACGGCATGCCGGAGTACTTCGCCGGTCTGCTGTCGGCCAATCTGGCCCACTCCGCCGACAAGTTCCGTAAGCTCTACTACGACAACGGGTCGCATGCTGGCTGTATTGTTTACGTCAGCAGCGCAGTGGCTGACGGGGAAAGTCTGGAGAATCTGAAGAAGACATTGACCGACACCCGGCGAGGCGGGGCATTTAAAAACATCCTGCTGAGTGCGCCCGGTGTCGGCAAAGACGCCGTACAAATCCTGCCGTTCAGCCAGATATCGGCAAAGGATGAATTTGTCGGCGTGAAATCCTCCACGCGTGACGACATGCTCGCGGCTCACCGCGTGCCGCCGCAGCTGATGGGCGCCATACCTGAAGGCAATGGATCATTCGGCGATGTCGAGAAGGCGGCAAGGGTATTCGCAGTCAACGAGCTGACGCCGGTGATGGAAGCGATGAAGCATGTTAACGACTGGCTGGGCGAAGAGGTGATCCGCTTCAACCCTTACGCCCTGCTGGAAACCCCGAAGTGATATGAAGGTACCGCACTGCCATTCCCGGCGGTGCGGTACCGACCTGCAGCACCATCATTCCCGGCCATGTCGGCCAACCTGCAAAACCTCAATGCCATATCCCCAACCAGACGCAGCCAGCGCCATTCTGGCGGGCTTCTGCCTGTCCGCTCGCCTGATGCACCGCGAAAGTGCGCGCCCGGCAGGCAGCTTTTGGCGAGGTATGCCGGCCCCTTCCCTACCCCCAAAGCGCGCGCTTGCTCCCCCGCCTCGCCTGCGCGCTAAACCGACCTCTTTTTGTGCACTTTGTGCAGACCGCCCAGGCCCCGCCAGTGCTGACGCCGCGTAGCAAAAACATCGTTTCAAAAATTGTGCAAATTTGTGCATTTTTTTGCAAAAAAAAGAACCGCAATTGCGGCTCATTTTGGGTTTACAAAATTAGCATCACGTGAAGCTCACAATAATTTGCTCGCGTATAGATGGCTTCATGGTTAAACCACGATCCAAAAAGTGCTGAAAGTATGCAAGCGCTTGATGTTTAGTCAACATACCGCGTCTCACGGCTTCCTGTAAGATCCCGCCATGTCGCGCGGCCTTAACACCGCGCTCACCACATGTTTTATAAACTGCATTATCCGCTGACAAACACGTAGCTTCATGTATCCGGGCATTAACCACACAGCTTATATCCGCATACTTCAGCGCCCTTCTACGCGTTTTTATCTCAGCCATTTCCACTAGGTGCTCAGGCTCATAATCGTTTGTGAAATTATACGGAAGTTGAAGCCTGGCAAGCTCACGCTGAACATCAAGCTCGTATTTTACTTTGAGCTCTTCACAGACGTAGGGGTCAATCCAAACCCCTCCCGGAAATATCTGCCAAATCAAAGCCAAACAACCGCTTTCATAAAAGTCCGACAAAACATTAGTGTCTACAACACATCGGGGGCATTCAAATGGCATCCTCTCCAGCCTCCTGCTCGTCGTACCACTCATCCAGCAGGCTGCTTAACTCTTTCCTGTTTAATTCCAGCAATTCTGAAATGAAAGTTTCTGACGCGGATCCCGCTTCCCATGCTTTTCGGGAAAGTACAGTTAACCGCCCCTTGTAATTTAGACGTTCTATGATTGGATTTGGCTCATGCCTCAACCAACCCTTTCTATTTGCAGTAGCCCATAGATACTTAGAGTTCTGCGGGGTAATCAATTTGCACTTGAACAAACGATCAATGATGCAAGTAGCTGATACCCTGAAAATGCTTTTTAGCCGGAGTACGGTTTCCTCATAAGCCCAACCACCTCCCTGCATAGCAAACTGCTTACGCAATGCACTTCCAGGAACAAGGAAACAAGCAGCGAAGTGATTTGCAACTTTCTCTTCTGGTGAAGTTCCTCTACCTTTAGTTTTATAGCTCTTAGCAGGGCCATCATATTCATCACGATGAAAAATAAGGTGTGCATATTCATGACAGATGCTGAATATCTGCCGCTCTACAGAAATGGACTCATTTACATTTACGTAAATAGCAGTTCCGTAATTGTTTGAAAATGCTGAAAAACCGAACACCGATTTACCGCCCTCGTTCTCTTCACGATCAAAGGGGATGACTCGTATATCCGAGGCTTCCAGGATAGCTACTATATCGCCAACGCAGGTTGCATTACCTATACCAAGGCGAAATCTCTCCTCCATCGCTTTATCTTCGACCCTGCGTAAATCCTCATCTCTGGCAGTGAAAATCGGAATCGAATTGGGCAAATCTTCGGGAAGAGTGGCATCCGCAGCTTCTTCAATAGCATTAATGTTTTTGAGCTTTTCAATCAGCTCATTTCTCAACTTGGAATCGAGTAAATCCGGGCTATCTGCTCGCATAGCAAACCGGAACTCTCCATCATCTTCGTCGTAAAAGTAGCCAATAGGCTTATCTAAAACCTTACAAAGAGATATGAGCTGGGTAACGCTTGGTACACCCTGAGCCTGTTCAAATTTGCTGTAAGTCTGGCGCACCACGCCAATCCGCTCGGCGACAGCGCTGGCGTTCAAGCCCGCATCAGTTCTGGCTTTAATTAGGCGTTCTGCAATACGCTGCTGTATGTTCATATGTCACCTTCGTTTAACAACGGTGGCTTTTCAAAGTTAATTTAAGTTAATTTCTACTAACATTATTGCTCTAGTCGCCATAAAAACATAGCTATAATTGTCTTAATTCCATTTAATTCTAAGAGATCCGGGAAAATTTATTGACATCTATAGTTACATGCCTTTTTTTCTGCTACTCCACCTCCCCGAGTGCAGCCATGATCGCAAGCCTTTCTGCGGGAGGTAACGCCGCAAACTTATTTTTCCAGCGCTGCGCTTTTCGCTTAATACGATAGCGATCGTTATAGTCTTTACCGGCGAAAGCATGCGAGTACGCGGCCCCCTCCGGGTAGTTCATCCAGATTTTCTCTGTTCGTACGCCGCCGCGAGTCATGGCCTGAAACTCCTTGCTGCGCCAGCGCGGTAGGGCGTTGTCATAAACAGAAGAGGGGTATCCCGATACTATTACGCTCACATTTTCCGGCATCGAGCAGAGCAAGCCCAGCAGACGGTAATGATCACCAACGGTGTATTCATGGCGATAACGCGCGGAGCTGGAGCGCGTTTCATGAAGGTATGGCGGATCGGAATAAATCAACACCCGACCGGCAGATGAGTAATCAAAACGACGCAAAAACTCAGCGGCATCGCCAACATCAATAAACAATGTATCTGCCAGCCGATTCAGAAAGTCAGGGTTGCCCTGGTTAAATGCTTCGACGGTTTGCGGGTCGATATCGATCCCCCAATTCACTTTTGCCGGAGGTTTACGCAGCATGATCGCGCCGCCGCCTAGATGCGTTTCAATGTAGACATCATGCGGCGGCATTTCGGCGATAATTTTTTGATAAACACCGCTCGCCGCCTTGCTTCCCAGATAGCTCATTACCTTCTTTCTCCCCAAAAAATTAACCTGCAGCACCGCCAAAAATGACGGTGCTCGATAGAATGGCCAGCACCGTCAAAAGTGACCGTATTTGCCGGAGTGATCGGAGAGTCTTACCCGTAGCCCTTCAATAATATCGGGCGCGTACTCCCATTTTCCATCTGGCGCAATCATGGCGCCCGCAGAGATGCCGGAAGCCGGATCGCGAAAAATTGCCAATCCAAGTGGGTGAAGGATTTCAGCGTTAATGCGAACAATAAGCCCGAGCGCTGACAGCTCATTCCAGTCCAACCAATCACAGCCGCCGATTTTTTCACGACCCGCCGGGATGGCCGGCAGCGCAAGCGCTGGATGAACTTGTTCGAATTCCGCCGCAGGCGCACAACGGCGATCGTAATATTCGATAATCTGGAGAGCGACGGCGGCGATCTGCACCATCTCTTCGCGCGCCGTTCCTGATTTATGGCCGCCAAATTCATCATGCAAAATTGCCTGGCTAAACTCCCCGACCTCTTCGCTAAGGATGGTTTGCCAGATGAACGGATGCTGATTGCGGTCGGCTCCCCACTTTTCATCCTGTCGGTTCATTTCGGCGATAACTGACGTAATTGCTTTAGTGCTGATATGTTTCATGTTTACCTCTCATTTTTCCGTTTAACTGCCTTCTTCCAGCGAGCCGCTAACTCACTGGCCTTATGATCTGCAAGAGTTTTGCGCCACGGCTTATCAACGCCTGCAATGATCAGCTCACCCGTAACCGGATGCGCTCGATATACCGTATCCAGCACCGTCACTTCATTACCGCGCGCCAGCTGTATGGCCTGCGGTTTACTGATCAGCACCTTTTTCACTTTCGCCCATGACTGAACTAAGCCCGCCAGTCCGGCGATTTCCGGTGATAAAACCTGCTCTCTCCGCCTGATCTCCTGGGCGGCCTTGAGATAACTTTCTGCTCTGCGGGTGTCATATTCGGAGCAATCGCCGACGGTAATGCTGTACGCCAGCGCCTCAAACTCATCGGCTGGGGTTTTATGCCGCTTCGGTTTGTGGGTATGGATGCCTTCCAACACCTGTTTTCGCTGTTCGCGTGTTAACTGACCGATCTCGAACTGTTCAGGCTCTTCCCGCTCAGCTGGCACTGTCATTAATGGCGGTGATCCGGGGTGCTGGTTTGTTCGTTTTTTAACCTCGGTACAGTTATTGACACGAGTCCTAGAGGGCGCGGACGCGCCCGGAAGGTCAAAATCAAAGTCAACGGCCTGGCCGGAGTCGTCTAAAATCTCCGGTTTCTTGCGCACAATGCAGTAAGAATGCAGACGGGTTTCAATCGGTGGCAGAAAGGTATGAGGCATCACCAGCCCTTTGATAAGGTTCTGGTATTCGCCGTGATCATTTGGTTGGTCTTTCTGCTGGTACCAGATACGCAACGGCAGATCACTACGCGCTACCAGCGCGCCGCCCTGCAATTGGGTGTATTGTTGCCAGTCGCCAGCATCGGCAGCGCGGTGCAGCTCGGCAAACAGCGGGTTTATCTTGTCGGCCTGTTCCTGGTTGCGGAACCGGCGCAACTCGCGCCAGACAGACACCGGCGCACCACCTAAAAACTGAAACTGACGGATGCCCCAGCATGAAGCCCAGGCGGTAGCATGTTTTGCCGTTTCTTTAAGTGGCCTGCCGCTCTCGTCGTCGGTTTCACCGTCGAGCGCATAGCCATCAATATTTTTACTGATGTACTTGACCACGTAGCCGGTGGCGCTGCCGATCTCATGATCGATGGGCTTCATGTCAAAACGAGGCTGGTTGCCGTGCTTACCCTGCAACTCTTCCGCATCCTCGCGGGTAGCGTAGTCTTCCATCACTTCCAGTAGCTCGGCGGAGTGCTCCGGCATGGAAAACAACAGACCATGCCAGTGCGGTGTTCCATCGTGGTGAGACTCCGCCACCCTCAGTCCAAAGACCGGAATGTCACGGCGGGCCAGCTCGGCACGGATCTTTTGCCATACGCGGTTAAGGTAGCGCTGCGTGGCTCTCGGGCTGGCTCCGTTCCATTTGGCATTACGATGACCGAATACGGTATAGGCGTGGTATTTGGATGGCGCAGTCAGGGTAAAAAACTGGCCCGCGTAGCCGCTTTCGGTGGCGACTTTCTCAAAGCCGCCGATACGGGTCATGAGTTCAACGCGGCGCAGTGCCGGGTTAGATATGCTCTTATCGATCTGCTCAATAAGCGAAATGCGCTCTTTGGTGTCCTGGTCTTCCAGTTCAAGGCGGGCCATGATTGCGCGGCTGCGCTTGCGTCTGGTGTCCCATTCGTCAACGTGGTGCTTACTGCAATACGGTGCAGCACCCCGTTTCACATCGCCAAAAGCGATGTGCAGGTGCTCGCGCCAGCGCGTGGCATACTTCTTCAGGTTGCGGTGCCAGTAGCGATCATCCAGCATCTTGCTGATGCCGGTAGTGGCCTCATCAATAAACAACGCGCCGCGACAATATTTTCCCCAACTCGGCGGTGTCAGGAAGAAAAGCCGCGCGAGAATAGCCGCTTCGGTGTAAAGGTATCCGGCATATTTGCGATCGCTCTGCGTCTCTACGGTTTCGTGAACTTCACTCAGCACAGACCGCATATAGATGGCGATATCCTGCGCCAGTAGCTCAACATCTTCTGGCGTGAAGTCCGGCAGGTGGTTAAAGCGCTCGACCAATCCATGCAGAGAGTTAAACGTGTGGTAAAGCGGGTTTAACCCTTTGAACGCTGTTTCAGCATGAGATTTAGCCTCATCGGTCATCGCAATAGCGTATTGCTCATTCACCATATTGATAGGCGGCAGATCCCTGCGGATGATATCGCGCAGCGCAAGGCGGGCTATGTGTCTGCCCTTCATGGTGTGAATACTGTCGATGCGTGAAACCAGACGCAGGCGAATAAAGCGAGGTAGCGGCGCAAGGGTGACTTTTACCCACGCCAAAAACTCCTTCTCTTGACCAAGTTCAACCAGATCAACAGCAGGAGTCTTATCAACATAAATGGCAGGTCTCGGCTTCTGCCACTCGTAATCATACCGGGTGGCGTCAGCGCTACCCGGCTGCGTGATGTGAGGCGCAGTTGATGCGGCGGTCATTGTTCCGCCGCCATATACGCTTTTATGAACGCTGTCGCCGCTTCAATGTTGATAGCGTTTCCGTAGGCGCGCAGTCTTCCCACTCTGCCGGGAACCCCATTAGCCAGCGGGAATGATCCGGGTCTAACTGGCCGCCACTTTCCATCTTTGCCGCACAACCAATCAGCATCTCGCCAGAAGCCGTTAACCGGGCCGGGCTGCACAGCGCCGCCACATCCTGCAACCTCTTCTGAATTTTTGTTCCATTGTCGCGATATGTCCTCATAGCTTCCTGCGGACACGGTGAACGGTCGTTGCTCGTTGTCGGCGTAGGCCAGCCCGCAAGTTGTGCTGTCACATCTAGCCTGTCCGTCGATAGCTTTCCGTTTCGAATCCTGCCACCCTGATAGCCGCCCTTCCCGTCCGTGGCGGTTGGGGTCGGCCAACCAGACAATGCGGCTACCGTTTGCAAATTCGGTGATCCCTGACGACCGGCGTTCGATGGATGTTTCCACGCGTTCGCCGTCGGCGTCGGCCACCCAGTAAGCACGATCGCGCCAGTGCGGCGCGCCGACACTCGCAGACGGAAACGCAAGCGCCCCGAAGGCATAGCCCAGCCCTTCCAGGTCAGCTTGTACAAGGTCGATCCAGTCGTCCGCGTCAGCGCTTCCAGACTGCTCGCCAAAGACCACGACAGGACGGCGTTGGCCAATAAGCCAATGTGCGGAGGGCCATAGGTGCCGCTCGTCAGCAAACCCAAGCCCTTTGCCTGCCGCGCTGAAAGGCTGGCAGGGGCATGATGCTGTCCATGCCGGGCGACTGTCTGGCCATCCTGCGCGACGCAACGCAAGCGACCATCCGCCAATCCCGGCGAAGAAATGGCACTGATTGAATCCGATAAGGTCATTGGGGGTTACATCCTCAATTGAACGGGTATCAACGACGCCCGGCGCAATATGGCCGGCGTCGATAAGGTTGCGCAGGTGCTGTGCTGCGTGAAGGTCTATTTCGTTGTAATAAGCAACCACAGCGCCTCCCACACCACAGAGAAAATGCGAAAGGCGAGATAGCCCATCGGGAGCCAGAACAACAGCGAGCAGAGCGCACAGCAGATAACAAGGTTTCGCCAGAACCGGCGGTAATTGGTTTCTTCGTTCATCAGAATGGCAACTCCTCATCGGGACTGTCGGAAACGAGTTGCAGGCGTACAAGTCCACCCCTCTTAATGCCCTGGTCGTCGCTGCCTATGCCGGACACGCATGACTTAAAGAGCGGTACATCTGCATCAAGGATGAATGCCCTGAAATCAATCAGGGTGAAGGTGTGGTACTGCTGGCTACCGGTTATGCGGTAAACCAGTGCTGTCACTGCGGTGCAATCCCCTGACTCATCGGCGGGATCTACTGCTAACCAGACAGGCTCATTCATCAGAATCCCTCCGCCCCGTCGAATGCCCCCGTCGCAGCCATTGCGCCGTAAGTGGAAAGCCTCTTTACAGGCCTGCAATACGGGCAATTGCCGCCGCCAGAACGACCACAGCGGCCACATACGCGAAGCACGCCAATCACCTCGCTAGCCATATCGCGACTTTTGGCGCTGACAGAACGGCGGACACTTAAGGGGTGAAGGTTAAAAGCGGAATAGATCTCGCGGGTTTCCGGGGTATCGCTGTTGGATATCACCGCGCGGGTGCTGTGCTGGCGATGAGCATCGAGCAGGGTTGCAACCAGGTCGCGGTGATCGTCCAGGGTAAATGGCTTGCCGTAGGCAGTGAAGTTGGCTGTCTTGCTGGCCGGAATGTAGGGGGGGTCGCAGTAAATAACCGCGTCATATGCCAGCTGCAAAACGTCAGGAATGGTGTGGCGAAAATCGCCATCAATGAAAACGGCTTTTGTGTCGTTGGCCTTTTCGGCAAAGCGGCGCATTTCGTTTTCCGGGAAATAAGGCGCGGCATATTTGCCAAAGGGTGAGTTAAATTCCCCCTTCAGATTTTCGCGATAAAGGCCGTTGTATGTATGGCGGTTCAGGTACGAAAAATACGCAGCATGAAGCAGCGCAGCATCTGGATCTAAGTCCGCTTTTTGAGTCAGTGAATTAAATTCAGCTCGCCGCTTATAAAACTCCTCGGCATTATTTCCGCCGCTAAATACCCAGCGACATGCAGAAATTGTGTCTTCTGGTCGGCCGGTTAATTGACGGAAAAAGTTGATCAGATTCAGATTGTTATCGCAAAGCACATAGTGACGGTATTCCGTATTCATAAACACGGTGCCGCTGCCTACAAATGGTTCTATCAGGCAATCGGCTTTCGGGAGATGCTTCAGCAACTCCGGCATGACGCGGGTTTTACCGCCCGCCCATTTGATGGGTGATTTAATCATTGCCTCGCCCTCAGAGTGATTCGAGGTGTGGAGTGGTAAGACGCTGCCAGATCTCGCAAACCTGCTCGGCCTGATAGATGGCGTCGGTTAAAGCGTTGTGTGCAACTGAGCGGCGCGGGTGGGGGGCGTAGCCGATAGCACCGGCAACGGCAAGCAACGAGCGGAAGCAGTATTCATTCCAGTAAATCCACGGCAGCATGGAAACGCCTTCGAGCGATGAGCGCTCAAATGCAGATTTGAGGATCGGAAAGTCAAACGAACCGCCCTTGCACCAGGCCTTCAGATTCTTTTTCGTGGTTTCAGGGAATGCGCCGCTAATGAAGTTCGCGAAATCCAGCATCACATCCAGCTCGTGCGATTTTGCGGCTACCAGCTCACTGATTGGTTCTTTGTCCTGTTTAAGCCACCACATCACCGTGTCGGCGGAGATATCCGCGCCACGGCTCTGCGAGGTGCGCGGATCAATGGTCTGATAGAACGACGGGCCGATCTTCCCGGTTGATGGCTCGAAGAACACCGCACCAATCGCGCAAATCACCGCGTTCGGTCGGTTGCTGAGCGTTTCAATATCGATCATTAAGTGGTTCATTGTTTAATACCCTCACTGATTGGAAGTTCGCGGTTGCTGATCCACCGCTCGATTGATTGATAAATATCGTCCGGGGTGGCGCTTTCCTTTTTCAGCTGACCGACATAAATACGCAGTAAGCCCAGCAGGTGCGCGCGTTCGTGTTTCCGCGCGTTGGCGCTTATTTCCACAAACTCTGGATCGCTAAGCCCGCCATCCAGCTTTATTGACGTGATCGACATGGTGACCTCCTGAAAAAGGCAAAACGAATCCCCGGCAAAATAAATGCCGTTATTTTTGACGCTGGTTAATTAGTGGTTAGGGCGCGGCTATCTTTTAGCCAGCTTGAATAGCCTTTCGTGCCAGTGATACAGAAAATCAATAAAGGTCATTCGTGCACGCTCATGATTACCGCGAATGGTTTTTTCCAGACCGTAAATAATTAAGTCAATTGACGGGCTGTTAGAGCTGACAGTAATACGCGCACCATTTCTCAGGTGGACAGTGAAACCCTGCTCAGCGTTTTCTATAGCCTCGCGGATCAGCATTTCACGTTCCCATGATGTTCTCTCTTCGCTGAAGATACTCATACAGCAAGCTCTATCGCGGCTGGAGACGGTATCTCGCCATTCATGATCGCGCTAACGAACGGGCGCAGATCACTAAGTGCGTCGTCATCATTCATGCAGAAGGCGGCACCATAAATATGCTGGACGCCACTGGCTAATACACCGTAATGCGACTCACGGCCTTGCGGGTTGTTTTCCAGATTGAAATAATAATCTTCAAGCATTTTATTAATCTGCTCAGCATAAAGGCGTTTCATTTCCCGTTTTCCTAATGATTAATAAAGCGGTGACTGGTGATAATACGGTCTATCGTTTTGCGTGCTTCCGATAAAGCAAAGTCAATTCCGAAAGAATCACCATCTTTCATAATTTGATAACGCTTCTTACCTACCCTGCGCGGTAAAACTCGGATAGTGAAGCCGCAGCAAATTCCGGCATGCTTATTTATCCAGGTGACCTTGGGTAAGTTATCGCGCGTAATTCCACTCCCTTTCTGCATGACTATCCCCTTTAGTTCATTGACTCAACAAAGCGCTCGGCTTTGTAGCGGGCGTTCATGTAGATGGCGAGCAGGTTAACTTCCCGCTTTGCTCGTGGGCGCGCCTGAATGATCGGTAAACGGCCATCGTCTGCGCGATGCTGAACTGCCTTCAGCGTTAGGCCAGTGCGCTTCGCGTAGTCGGCCAGGGACTCAGAAACACGATCGCCAAATGGGTAATCACCCGGCAAATCCCTGATTTCAGGTGGCGTAGTGGCTCTTCTTGCGTTTCTTGCCATGTGTTATCCTGCCTTGTTTTGGTAGTTTGGGGTTTTATTGGTTCATTGACATGAACCAACTTTAGATCATAGGAATGAACCATGTCAAGCGAGCTAAGTGAGAAACTAAAGCTGATCAGGGAAGCAGAGGGTTTAAGTCAGGCAAAATTCGCCGATTTAACAGGTATTTCCATAAGCACGATTAAGAAATATGAGGTTGGGATAATGGAGCCTGGCGGAGTTACGCTGAGAAAAATCACAACTCACGAGTCCTTCAAAAAATACACCTTGTGGCTAATGAGCGATGAAACCAATGAAGCATCCGGTCAGATAGCTCCGGCTCTCTCCCCTGATGGGCAAGACAGCACATCGAGCCGCCGAGGCGCGAAGAAGGTTGGCTAACAGCTTTAAACATAATGGAAAGATGGGGCAAGGGTGGGATCTGTCATGAGAGGGGGATTTTCTGATGAGTATTAAATCTCTTAAAGATGGCTATATGGTTGATATGCGTCCGCAAGGTCGTGAAGGGCGCCGTATTCGCAAAAAATTCCCAACCAAATCCGAAGCCCAACAGTATGAGCGCTGGATCTTATCGTCGCAGCACAGCAAGGGCTGGCTGGATAGAGCACCCGACAAACGCGCGTTCTCCGAACTCATTGAGCTGTGGTGGCGCATCAAAGGCCAAACAATGAAGTCTGGTGAAAGCACACGCCGCAAGCTTGAGCGTGTTGATGAGGCTATGGGGTATCCCACCACCGACAAGGTAAATAAAAGCACCTGGGCTGATTATCGCGCTGGTCGCTACGCTGCCGGCATTAAGGCCAAGACACTGAACCGCGAACAGGAAACGCTATCGTCACTGTTCGGTACCCTCATTGAGACCGGGAATTATCACCACGAAAACCCCTTTAAAGGCGTCTCGCCACTCAAAGTACACGCGCATGAAATGGGTTATCTGCTGAAGTCGCAGATTAAGCAGCTGCTGGCTGCCCTGCCCGAGCCGGAAAACCTCGCGGCGCGATTAAGCCTGGCGACCGGCGCCCGCTGGGGTGAGGTCGTTAAACTAAGGCGAACACATCTTGCCCATTCGAAGGCGATGTTTATTAACACCAAGAACAGCAAAAACAGAACCGTTCCTGTTAGTAATACGCTTTTTGATGAGCTGTGCGAGCGGGGAGCGGGCGATATTTTTGCGGACGTGGATTACGAGCTACTGCGCAGGACGATCAAGCAGGTTGCTCCGGATCTGCCGGACGGCCAGGGGGTTCACGTTCTGCGGCATACCTTCGCCAGCCATTTCATGATGAACGGCGGAAATATTCTGACTCTGCAAAAAATACTGGGCCACTCGAACATACAGCAAACAATGGTTTACGCGCATCTTGCACCCGACTACCTACAGGATGCGGTTCGCTTTAATCCTCTGGAGAACTAATTTATGGAACTGGATGATTTTTCCTTTATGGGGCGCGACCTTACCGAAGTAGAGCGCGATCATATGAAAATATTACAGCAAATCACACCCGAACTATTTTCGGAGTTTTTAACTGAAAAAAACACAAAACAATTCTGCCTTTCCTGCGGCCGCCTACAGTTATTTGTACCTCATACCACAATCCACAAGGTCGACCCCGATTCACCAGAGCATACTGATGCCGATGACTGGAGTTATGTTACGCCAAACCACAAGGATAATGAGGCAATTAGTGTTTATGATGCGCGCTATGAAGTAACTTGTTCGCACTGCGGCTTTACCTCTCTTTATTCCGCCTACTATGTAGCTAGATGGGCCAAAGAAAAGGGTCTGATCTCTACGGGGAATCTCTAAGTGGCTGCCCTTAAAAGAGAGCGCGGGATGACTCTGCTGAACGGCGGAAAGGGTGGTAATGACTTTAGCACTGATTTACCCTCGCATAGCGGCGGAGACGATGGCGGAGATGACATGTTTGATAAACTTGAAAGGCGAATTGAGAGGCTTGAAACTGATTCCTCGTTGGTAAGAATTGACCTTGCAACACTTACCGAACGCACAGGAAATCTCTCAACAAAAACAGATCTCGCCGAGATGAGATATGAGCTTAAGTCGGATAACGCTCGGGTAAAAGGCGAGATTCTCGAAGCAATGGACAAGCGCTTCGACGAACTCGATAAGAAAGCTCGCTGGAAATGGGGTAACGTGATAATACCGCTTGCTATGAGCATTTTTACCGCGATTATCACACTGGCTGCAGCAAAGATTGGCGCTGGTATGTGA